CATCTTTGAAGCTGCTCTAAGATCAAAAGTTACTGAGATCAAAGAAGCACTCATTACTCAGTATGATGAAGCATACGAAGCAAGACTTGTAGAAGAAGTACAAGAAATTAAATCAGCTCTTGAAGAAAGAGTTGATTCATATCTTGAGTACGTTGCTGAGGAATGGATGACCGAAAATCAACTTGTAGTTGAGAACGGTCTGAAGTCAGAAATGACTGAATCATTCCTCTCAGGTATGAAGGAACTTTTTGAAGCACATTATGTATCAATCCCTGAAGATAAATATGATGTTCTTGAGAGCATGGTAGAAAAACTTGATGAAATGGAGACAAAACTCAACGAGCAGATTGAAAAGAATATTACTTTAAACAAGCGCCTCTCAGAGTCGGTTGCTGAAGGAATCTTTGATGATGTAGCAGAGGGTCTAGCACTCTCTCAGAAAGAGAAGCTCGCTTCACTTGCCGAAAGTGTTGAGTTTGAAAGTGGAGAAAAATATCGTGAAAAACTGGAGATGTTGAGAGAATCATACTTCTCATCACAGAAAACTCCAAAGGCAAAAACCGAAAGTTTAATTGAAGAGGTTGAACTAAATTCTGCTGGTTATACCTCAGAATATATGAATTCATATCTCAGAACACTTTCAGCAGTTGCTAAAAAGTGAATTTAATATAATTCAAACAAAACCAAACACGTTACAAAGGTAAAAGCAAATGTTCCAATCCGAGCATCTGCAGGAAAAGTGGGCACCACTTCTCGACTATGATGGTCTTGATCCAATCAAAGATTCACACAGAAGAGCAGTAACCGCTGTCCTGTTAGAAAACCAAGAAAAATTCCTGAGAGAGCAATCAGCTTTCTCAAATGGAATGCTGATGGAATCCCCAACCAATAGCGGAAACGCTGCTGGTGCTTCAGGTGGTTTCTCAGGTTCCGCTACTGCTGCAGGTCCTGTAGCAGGTTTTGATCCAGTTCTGATTTCACTCATCAGACGTGCAATGCCTAACCTGGTCGCATATGACCTCGCAGGCGTTCAACCAATGAGTGGTCCTACTGGACTCATCTTCGCAATGCGTTCACGCTACACCAACCAGAGCGGCACTGAAGCTCTGTTTAACGAAGCAGATACAGTATTCTCTGGTCAGAACTCTGGTATTGGTCTCACCGCTGCAACTAACGTTGCTGCTGGTATGGGTACTACTACTCAGTATGGTTCAAACCCAGGTCTTCTGAACCCAGTTGGTACTGGTTCTTCAACTGGTTCTGATGGTTACAACGTTGGTCAGGGTATGTACACTGGAGATTCTGAGAATCTCGGTAACGGTGCAGGTAACCAGTTCAACGAAATGGCATTCTCAATTGAGAAAGTCCTTGTTGAAGCAAAGTCAAGAGCACTGAAGGCAGAATACAGTCTTGAGCTTGCACAAGACCTGAAGGCAATTCACGGTCTGAATGCAGAAGCAGAACTTGCTAACATTCTCTCTACTGAAATCCTCGCAGAAATCAACAGAGAAGTCATCAGAACCATCTACAAGGTTGCTGAGCAAGGTGCTGCTGCTAACACTGCTACCGCTGGTGTATTCGACCTCGACATCGACTCCAATGGTCGTTGGTCAGTTGAAAAGTTCAAGGGTCTCCTGTTCCAAATCGAGCGTGATGCTAACGCAATCGCACAAAGAACTCGTAGAGGAAAGGGTAACGTTGTTATGTGTTCCGCAGACGTTGCTTCTGCACTGAGCATGGCTGGTGTACTTGATTACACTCCTGCTCTGAACGCAAACCTCAACGTTGATGACACTGGTAACACCTTTGCGGGTGTTCTGCTTGGTAAGTATCGCGTATATATCGATCCTTATTCAGCAAACGTATCTGCTAACCAGTACTACGTTGTTGGTTATAAGGGTTCTTCCCCTTATGATGCAGGTCTGTTCTATTGCCCTTACGTTCCTCTCCAAATGGTTCGTGCCGTTGGTGAGAACACCTTCCAGCCTAAGATTGGCTTTAAGACCAGATACGGTCTTGTTGCTAACCCATTCGCTGAAGGCACCACTCAGGGTCTCGGCAGACTTCAAGTTAACGCAAACCGTTACTACAGAAGAGTTCAAATCAAGAACCTCATGTGAGTCTGGTCACAATTTAATCAAGAGACCCGAAAGGGTCTCTTTTTTTATCTAAATAGTTAGAAAACAATGACTACAGGTAATCTTTATAGTAATCAAATCCAAAATAGAAATTTTCTATCTTCTATTGCATTCAAATTTACTTTGAATAGAGCACGTAAAGTATCATTCTTTTCTAACTCTGCAAATATACCAGGAATGACTTTAGGTGTTGCAGAGCAACCAACTTATCTAAAAAATATTGATATTCCAGGAGATAAAATAGTATTTCAAGATTTTACTCTAAGATTTATTGTAGATGAGAATTTAGAAAATTATATGGAGATTCAAAGATGGATGCGTGGTCTTGGATTTCCAGAGTCATTAGAAGAAATTTATAACTTACAAAAACAAGATAATACTCAGTTAGGATTTGATAGCAAATCCATGAACATTTATTCTGATGGAACTTTGCAAATTTTGAATAGCAATCAAAGACCACAGTTTGATGTTATATTTAAAGATATGTTTCCATATGATTTGTCAGAATTAACATTTGATGCTACCAATCCAGATGTAGAATACTTTACTGCAGAGGTATCTTTCAAGTATACTATTTACGATATATATGACCCAAAAGGAAATAAATTATGATTCTTGACCTTGAACAAATCCAACAAATGTGGGAAAAGGATGCTCACATTGATATGGATAACTTACATACTGAATCAATTAATGTTCCGTTGTTACATGCTAAATACTTTGAGATTTACAACAATGTAATTCTTCTTAAAAAGAAAGCAGAACAACAAAGAAAAAATATTCGTCACGAGCGTTATGAATATTTTACTGGTAAAGCAGACCCAGAAGTTTACGTAGAATATCCCTTCCCTAAAAAAATTAGAGATAAAGATACTCTTCAAAAATACTTGGATGCAGATGAAAAGTTGTCTCAAATTAGTTTAAAAGTTGAGTATTACGAAACAATTTTAAACTACTTAGAAAGTATTCTAAAGGTAATTCAAAACAGAACATACCAAATAAAGAATGCTATTGAATTCTTAAAATTCCAAGCAGGATATGGTTGATAACTTTGATCTTTTGATTTCAAAATCAAACGAAGTATATTTAAAAATTACATGTGAACCCCACATAGAATATGAATTAAGGGACTATTTTAAATTTGAAGTCCCTAATGCAAAATTTATGCCTCAATATAGAGGTAGAAATTGGAATGGAGAAATACATTTATTTGATATTAGAACCAAACAACTCTACGTAGGTTTATTAGATAAATTAATTTCTTTTTGTGGTAATTATAATTACAATTACAAATTTGAAGATAATAAATTCTATGGGATGCCATTTGAAGTTAATGATGGCATTTCATATGAAGGTGTCAAAGATTATATGAAATCTATTTGTTCTCATGTTCCTAGAGATTATCAAATAGAGGGAGTATACGATGCTCTAAAACATAATAGAAAATTATTGATAAGTCCCACTGCATCTGGCAAATCTTTGATGATTTACTCTCTCGTAAGATATTATGTGGAGAGAGGGCAAAAAATTCTTGTAGTTGTTCCAACGACATCTCTTGTAGAGCAGATGTACAAAGATTTTGAGGATTATAGTTGGGATGCTTCATCGTACTGTCACAAAATTTATTCTGGTAGGGAAAAAACTAATAACTCTCCAGTAACAATTACTACTTGGCAATCAATTTATAAACTTGAAAGAGGTTTCTTTGAAGACTTTGATGTTGTAATTGGCGATGAAGCTCATTTATTTAAATCTAAATCATTAATACAAATCATGACAAAGCTACATCATGCAAAGTATAGATTTGGATTTACAGGAACTTTAGATGGAACCCAAACTCATAAATGGGTCCTTGAAGGATTATTTGGTCCATCTTATAAAATTATAAGAACTTCAGAGTTGATGGAGAAAGGGCACGTATCAAAATTAGATATTAGATGTTTAGTATTAAAGCATAAACCAAGAATATTTGCAACATATGAAGATGAAGTTCAATTTATAATTTCTCATGATAAAAGGAATAATTTTATTAAAAATTTATCCCTAGATCTAAAAGGCAATACTCTTATTTTATTCTCAAGGGTTGAGACTCATGGAAAACCTTTGTATGAATTAATATATAATGCTAAAAAAGCAAATAGAAAAGTATTTTTTATTCATGGTGGTGTTGATACTGAAGAGAGAGAACTTGTTAGAGAAATAACGGAACGAGAAGAAGATGCAATCATTATTGCTTCATATGGTGTATTTTCTACAGGAATAAATATAAGAAACCTACACAATGTAATTTTTGCCTCTCCGAGTAAGTCTAGAATTCGTAATCTCCAATCTATCGGAAGAGTTCTTAGGAAGGGTAAAAATAAAACTAAAGCAATGTTATATGACATATCTGATGATTGCACATATAATTCAAGAAAAAATTATACTTTGAATCATTTAATAGAAAGAATTAAAATTTATAATGAAGAAAAGTTTAATTATGAAATAATAACAATTAACTTAAAGGAATAATTATGGAAGACGATTTTTATGCAACAGTTAAGTTAAAAAGTGGAGAAGAGATATTTTCAAAAGTAATGCCTTGCTTTGAACAAGACAAAACCTTATTACTCATAACACATCCAATTACAGTATCTGAAATTACAACTAGAAAAGGAGTAACTGGATATAAATTAGAACCCTGGTTAAAAACAACTAAGGAAGATATGTTTATTCTTGATATGGATGATGTCCTTACACTAAGCGAATCAAAGGACGTTGAAATGATTATTATGTATCAATCATGGATTAGAGAATCTACTGATTTTGATCCTAAAGATAATCCTCACGGTATTAGAAAAAAAATTAATAGAAAGATGGGATATATCTCTAATGTTAATGATGCTAAAGAGATATTAGAAAAACTCTATAAAAATAGTTAATATATAAACTTGAAAGCGCAACAATGCTATTATACCCATTTTTGGATACCTCTGTCAAGCCTTGATTCTTCTCGTATAATAGTGTTATAATTTGAACAATTAATAAAGTTATTTTATGGGTATCCAGGCAGTGCCTAAAAGAAAGAGATCAATTCACTACGTTAATAACAAGGAATTTCTTTTAGCTTTGATTGAGTATAGAAAGCAGTTGAGTGCAGCTCAAGAGCGTGGAGATCCTAAACCACAAATTACAAATTATTTGGGAGAGTGCTTTTTAAAAATAGCAACTCATCTATCATTTAAACCTAATTTTGTCAATTACATCTTTAAAGATGATATGATTTCTGATGGCATAGAAAATTGTGTGATGTACATTCATAATTTTGATCCAGAGAAATCTCAAAATCCCTTTGCTTATTTTACTCAGATTATACACTATGCTTTTTTGCGTAGAATTCAAAAAGAGAAAAAGCAATTAGAAATTAAAAATAAAATTTTGGAAAGGACTGGATTTGATGAAGTCTTTTTTGATGATAACCTCATTGA